GGGGTAGCCACCACGGACGTCATCACCTGGACCCCCAACGCGGATATCTCGACCGTCCTTGGGTACGCCCCGGTGACTACGGGGGCTCTCATCATCTACCCGTACCCGACCGCGAACAACGTCAACTTCAAGGTCTGCAATCCGACCGCCAGCTCGATCACTCCCGGCGCGGTCACGCTCAACTGGAGGGTCGTGCGGTGATCCGCAATCTGCTGATCTTGATCATCGCGTGTCTTGCTGCCCCGGCGACGGCTCAGATGTGGCCCTCGCCGGGGCCTGGGCATGCTGCCTACAGCGCGCCTGGGGGCGGCGGCGCCTGCTCGACGCCGACCGACTTCTCCGCCACGGCCGTGCACCTCTACTTCTGGCAGGATTCGAGCTGGACGACTGCGGGTGACCCAGACGACGAAGCTGGGGCCACGCCGCTTGAGGACTCGGCCAACCTGACCGAAGCCGACCTGACGACCGCGGATCTGCCGGCCGGCACGCCGACTGCCAGCACCTACGTCGCGGTCGATATGGACGGTTCGACCGAAGAAGCGCACACCATCACGGCCACCGAGGGATTCATCGTCGCGTCGGATTTCGGCGACTACACGAGCTGCGCTTGGGTCAAGCTCAGCGAGTTCGACGCCGGCGTCGACCACATCACCTTCTACTCGCACGGCCAGAGCGACGATGGGTGGATCGGATACAACTCGGACGGGTCCGTCCAGGCCAACAGCCCAGGCGCCTCTGCGCTCACATCGACGGCCGGCGACGTGTCGACAGGATCGTGGCATCACGTCTGTCTGACTTCCGATGGCGACGGCGGCGGAACGAACGTCCGGCGCATCTACGTCAACGGTTCCGAGGTTGCTGCTGACGGTGGCGCGACGCTGAACCTCTACTACGACGGAACCGCCTCGACGCCGCAGGGCATCAACGCGGTTCACGCCTCGCTCAACCATGGGTGGGGCATCTGGCATAGCGCGCTTTCCGCCGCCGACATCAAGACGATGGCCTGCTGCGGCCTCGGTGGGGAGGTCGATGACCTATCTGCGCGCGAGACGTTGACAGGTCTCGACTGCTCGGGAGAATGAGATGATCCGACTCGTCCTACTGATCCTGCTGCTCGCGCTGCCCGCGCAGGCGGCGACGATCACTGGTGGCAAGGTCTATGGGGGCAGCGTCGGGGCTGCTGGTGGCGCGCCTCCGTCCGGCGACTGGGCCGCGACGTTCGGCCCTTGCACGGCTGGGACCGACTGCTTCTGCGATCAGCTCCTCGGCGACGGCCTTGGGCCTGCGACCGGAACCAACTATGGCGCAGGCACCATCGCCTACTGCGAGGACTACGACCACGACGCCTACTACGCGACGACTCCGACAGACGTGGATGATGCGTTCACCAACGAAAACTGGATCAGCACCGCCGGCGCCGTGTTTGGCTCCGGGGATCGAGGTGGAGGCAGTCGCTTCGTGAAGAAGTTCGGTCTCGCAACATGGGACGGACTTACATGGCAGGACGGAGAGCCGACGACGACTTGCGGTGGCGTTATAACGAGTGTGGGCGGCTCTGGCATCGGTTCGGGGATCATGGAGTGGGACGCCGACGATAGGTGGTGCGCGAACGCCTACAACCCGCGCATCGACATCATCCACCTGACGACCGATTTCTCGGCCGAGAACGGCAGTGCGGTCCCGACCATTCCTGGGTCGGGTGGAGCATCGATCTTCGGAGACAACCTGCTCGCGCTCCGAAACGTCAGATTTACCCAGCAGGGAAAGGCGTCCAAGGAGTTCGACCTCGGGTCCTCGAACATCATCAGCGGCACAGTCGCCCTCGGCTATGAAAGCAACGTCAGCGCCAGCGGCATCCTGGCGGGGCCGTGGAAGCACGATGAGTACGGCGGTGTGAGCGGGACCAACGATGACGGCTTGTGGATGTTCCGGCAGAGCAACTCCTCTATCAACACGTTCCCGTATCAGGGGTTCATGTTTGCGAGCGGGCTAGGGGTTCCGTGCTCCACGATCGTCGCTGGCACGACCGGGATCGGCACTGTGTTCTGCACCGTCGACGGTCACTTGGTCTTCCATGCCGCCGACGGGCTCGGCACAAATCAGTACCGGTGGCCGAATGACTTCGACCTAACGGAGCTTCACTGCGCCTCGATGGAGTGGGACTTCACGACCATCGACTCCGTTCGCGTCAGGATGTGGCACGACGGCGAGCTGATCATGGACCTCGACGGGATCGACCTGACGGGCAGCTACTACGATGGGGGAGGCGGCACGAACGGTCTCGACTACTTCGTCTACAACAACTACGCCAATCTGGCGACGGGAGGCGGGATCGCAGACGAGACGCGTCGCTACATGGACAACTACGTCTACCGACGAGGCTCACCAGTCCTCTGCTCAGACATCGGGTTCCCGTCCAGCTACAACCAGGCGGGGCTCTGATGGTCTTCGAGACGCGCGACATCATCCAGATCCTCATGAAGGAGCAACCCATGCGCCGCCTGACCCTTCTACTCATCATTCTCGCCGCCATCCTCGGCTGCCAGTCCGAGCGAGACATCTGCGACGCGACGCTGGAAGACTTCATCGCGGCCTACGGCAAGGACGTGCCGCGCTTCGACCTCGACCAGAGCGGGCGCGTCGATGGGGCGGATCTGGAGCTGTGGCGCGCGGAGTGTCAGTGAGGAGATAAGCCATGCCCGCCGATCCCGAAACGATGGCCGCTATCCACGCGCTCGGAGAGAACCTCCGCAACGCGATCGACGGGCGTCTCAACGCCCACAAGGAGGAGTCGGATCGGGCTCGACAACGGATCTATGACCGCATTGATCGTCATGCGGATGAGTCGCGCAGCCAACTCGCCGAAGCGTCGGCAGAATTCCGAGGCGCGATCCAGGCGGTAGGCGTTCAAGTAGCGACCGTCGCGACGGAGCTCCGTGCGCACACGGCTCACGATGACGAGCGATTTCGCCGTCAAGATCGTGAGATCGAGGCTGCGAAAGCGGCGAACGCGCGAGGTGCAGAGGACCGCGGGCGGATGTGGCGGATGCTGGCGTGGCTCGTCGGCGCAACCGGTATCGGGACTGGACTGCTGTCGAAGTGGGGCGGAGGGTCGAGCTGATGCACCCGCTCATGAACGTCCGACGCCTGATCGTCCACCACTCTGCGAGTCCGCACGGGACCACGATCGGCATGATCCGCGAGTGGCACAAAGACCGCGGATTCGATGACGTCGGATACCACTGGGTGATCGAGAGTGACGGAGCGATCAGAGCTGGACGCCGACCAACGATGCAGGGCGCGCATGCCCGCGGCGCGAACGGCGACTCGTGGGGCGTCTGCGTCGTCGGCGACAACACGATCGAGGGTCGCCGCTGGAACGAGGCGCAGATCGCCTCGCTGCGGCGCGTGGTCGAGGCGTGCCGGGCGCTCGTGCCCGGAATCGAGGTGCTCGGGCACAGGGACGTGCCCGGCGGAACGAGGACCGAATGTCCCGGGCTCGATGTCCGGGCGCTACTGGGGGGCTGAGAGATGGCTGACGAGACGAAGTCGGAAAAGACTGGCATCACAGAGGTCGCGATCGTCGCGGCGGGGTTGAGCTTCCTCGAACCGGCGGTCGAGGCGCTGACGAATGGCGCGGTCGCGCTGCCGGATCCGTGGGGGAAGTTCGCAATCGGCCTGCTGGCCGTGGCGATCTACTTCCTGCGGCGCCGCCAGAAGACGGCCGGGGCATGACGTGGCGGCGTGGTGGCCGCTCGCGGTGGCCTGCGTGGCCCTCGTCCTGGCGCTCGTCTTCGGGTTCTCCTCTCGCCGCGCGCAGCGGCGGATCGGAGAGCTCGAGGGCGAGCTCGCTGCGCTCAAGGCCGTGCTCGAGCGCGTGCAGGACGATCTTGCTCTGCTCGACGAGCCTGATCCTACTGACGGCGAGCTGTCGGACGCCGCACGAGCCGCCGCCGGAGCCGACGCTCCAGGCGGTCTGCCAGCCGTGGAACGTGGACGAGTTGAAGGGTTGGCGGCTCTTGCGCGAGATGTCGGACGTGCTGCGCGGGAGGGGTGAGGAGCTCGAGGTGCAGGCGGCGATCCGCCGAGCGGGCCTGATGCTCCACCGCTGCGGGATCGTGCGGGCTCGGCCCGAAGGGGCGGGCTGATGGCCCGGTCGATGCGCGAGCGCGTGCGGGACCCGCAGTGGCAGCCGTCTCTCTACGGGATGTGCGCCCAGGAATATCGGCGCGTGATGTTCGTTATGTACCCCTTGGACACTCCGAACTGCCTGGCGATTTCCCTTCGGAGCCGCCCCTGCGCGCTCAGCGATCGAATCTCCAGCACATCGGCTTCCGTCAGTCTCGCGCAGTGATGCTTCTCGCCCGCCGGTCGATAGGCGCGCCTCAGGCCCAACGAATAGGCGTGGGCAAGGTTCTCGGATTGAGTAGCCCATTCGAGGTTCGAAGCACGGTTGTTCAGCCGGTTTCCGTCGATGTGGTTAACCGTCTCCTTTCGGCCAGCAGGGTCCAAGAATGCGATGGCGATCATCCGGTGGGTGTTCTTGGTGATGTACCTGCCATCGTCAGACCGGATCCTGAGACACGGATATCCGTGCGTGTCGAGATGCTGCGAGATGATCCGGCCGCTCGATGCGATTCGCACATCGCCATCAGTCGATGCCTCGTAGCGCGCGAAACCAGGGATCGATCTCCAGATGGTCTTAGGCATGGGAGGATCTTACTCGATGTCGCGTGATCTCCGTCATCGAATGAAGGACCCTCGTTGGTATTTGGAGCAGGTCGGGCACCTGGCCCTCGGCGCATCGGCGCTGGCCCTCGTGGCGGCCCTGTCGCGCGCCAGATTCCGCGGCTGGCAGCTCGTGGCCGGCCTGCTGACGGCGCTCGTCTGGGTAGTTGTCCGCGAGCTCGTAGACGGTCTCCCGATCGAGAGCGTCGGCGACATGCTGGCCGACTCCGCGTTCACGCTCGCCGGGGGCGCGCTCGCCGGCGGAGCGTGCTGGGGGCTGGGATGGGGGGATCGACGGTGACGCTCGACCCGCGCGTGCGGGCCGTCGTCGAGGCGGCGGAAGCGGTCGTCGAAGCATGGGCCCGCCGCACCGACCCGTCCCTCGCGGCTGTCGTGGGTGCGCTGACGGTCGCCCTGAGCGATCTCCGGGAGGGGGACGACGATGCGTGAACCGATCTACGGGTGGGCGGGCCTCGCCGCGGCGACGGTCTGCCTCGGGATGATCTCCTACATCGCGACCTGCGGTGTCGCCCGGGCGGCCGAGCACGAGATTCGGTGGATCAACGCCGACCCGGACCGGGCCGCCGGCGCGCTGCGCGTCTGCCAGCTCGAGCGCTGCGTGGACGTGCCGGCCGACTGCGGGCCGGGCGATACGTGCTCGACGGTGGTCGACCTCGAGCCGGGGGTCTGGGTCACGACGGCCTACGCGGCCGAGGACGGCGCCGGGCCGTGGTCCCCGTCGAGCAACGCCCTCTCGATCCGGGTCCAGATGGCGCCGGCCGACTGCCTCGAGCTCGACGTCTGCCGGTTCGACGCGGACGGGGATGGCCTCGTGGGCGGCTCCGACTTCAACCGCTTCGTCCAGGCGTTCGGTGGGGCATGGCCGTAGAGGTCCCCGTCAACGCGATCTACCGGTTCGCCCGGCGGCGGATCCGCGACCCGTGGCTCGCCGAGGACGTGGCGCAGACGGCGTGCCTCTACGCGCTGACGCAGCGGCCGGCGAGGCCGTGGCAGTACGTCTTCGACGCGATCGACGCTGAGCTTGGGCGAGGCGGGTCGAAGGTGGTTCGTGCTGCCCTGCCGATGCAGCACCCTGAGTGGATCGCTGGCGGATACGCGACCGAGGCCGACCTGATCGAGCGGTGGCTTGACGAGGAGAGTGAAGATCAGGCCGACGAGTGGCGGAAGCTGCCGGCTGCTGAGCGCGACAGCCGGGCAGCCGAAGCCGCGCGGGGTCTTGGGTCTAGCTCAACTCCGTAACCTCGTCGATCGCGGCGACGAGGTCGGCGCGCGTGCCGTCGTTCGGCCTGTGCCAGGCGCAGCCGTTCCCGGGAGACCTCGTAGCCGGTCACGCGGCTATGATGGGCTTTCGTTGTAGATTACGGCATTGCCGAGTGACCCGATCTCGATCCTGACGACTCGTGCGGCGGCACGCCTCCCCCTTCCGTCCTTCTCGACCCAGAGCCGGATCCCGAACGATTCGAGTAGCCTGCGCCGCCTGGCGCGGCCCAGGCGGCCCCAGCGCGCGAAGGCATAGGCCACGTCCACGCACGCCGACTCGTCGATCTCGGGGCCTTCCGCGGCCTCCATCTGGAGCTCGATCGCGTTGCGCTCGGCGTCGACGCCCGCGAGGCGCTTCCGCATCTCGGCCAGCTCGTAGTCGCCCGCCTCGTAGCCGTCGAGGATGCGTGCGCGGCGGTTGGCGAGGAGCGTCAGCCGGCGTGCCAGCTCGGCCGCCGGAGGGGCCGCCAGCGCGCCCCGCTCGATCCCCTTTCGCACGAGTCGGATGACCGTGTCCGCGTCGCTCAGGCCCCGCCCGATGGCCTCTCCCGCGGCCTCGTCGACCTTCCGCGACACGAACTCGCCAAGGTCGCAGCGGTGGGTCCGGCCGCGCTTGTCGCGCGCGCAGCGGTAGACCCAGCGGGCAGGGCGGGGTTGGCGGAGTACCATCATCCGAGAGCCGCAGCGCGCGCAGTAGGCGAACCCCGCATAGTCGACGGGGCGAGCCTCGAGGGCCGGGACTTTCGGCCGCGCGCCCGCGATCTCGCCGAGCCGGGCCTGCACTCGGGCGAACTCCTCGGGTGTCACGAGGGGCGGGCTCAGGACCGTGTGCTCGTAGCAGTCCTCAGGATCTCGAGGCACCCACCGCCCGCCGGCGAGCCAGCGCCGATCGACGCGGTAGACGCCCGCGTAGAGCCGCTGGCGCAGCATGGAGCGGACGGCGAAGGCCTTGCGCTCCCCGAGCCCGATCCGACGCCCAATCTCCGTGAGGTTCGTCTCGCCCGACAGGAAGAGATCGAACGCCCGTCGAACCTGACCGGCCGCCGGGTACTCGTAGCGCCACTCCGGCGGGTCGGTCGCACGGTCGAAGATGACGCCCCGCGGCATCGAGGTCCGGCCGTCGCCCTCGGCGCGCACCCCGAGCTCGCGGCGCTTCCGCTCCCGGCCCGCCATCGTCCGGCGCCGGATCGCCTCGCGCTCCTGCCCCGCCAGATGCCCAGTGATGAGGCCCAGCAGCCCATCATTGGCCGAAGCGGGGTCAAGCACGCCGGAGGCCGTGAAGATCCGGCACCCCGAGTCGCGGAAGGCGTCAAGGATCGCGAAGTCGGCGAAGCGGGAGGGGCGGAAGAGGCGGTCGAAGGCGGCGGCGACCACGCCCCCGATCGCCGGGTCGGCCAGGCGCTCGAGCAGACCGCGGAACCGGGGATCGGCAAGCACCGCGGCGCCGGAGACGCCGTCGAGCTCGACCCACTCGACGATGTGGACCCGGTGCGCAGCGGCAATCCGCTCGCACGCCTCCCGCTGCGCCGGGAGTCCCTGTCGATCAGCTCCGGCCTGCGCCTCGGTCGAGACGCGCAGGAGCGCGATCACGTTCGTCATCGTCTTCCTCGAAGAGCTCTCTAGCCGCCTGGAGGATCGCCGCGGCATCCCCCGACGCTACCGCAGCACGGAGGGCGTCCTCCCGGGCGCGCATGGCGCGCGCCTCGTGCACGACCTCTCGGATGGCTTCGGCGGTCGTCATCCCGCGACCCTCTCCGCCAGCTTCCGAATCCGGTGCGCGTTGCGAACCGTGATCCGCTCTCGAGCCGGCAGCCCGTAGCTCCGGTAGCCGAGCGCCTTCGAGAGATTCAGCTTCGTGAGAAACTCGGGCTCGAGCTGCCGGAGGATCTCCCGCGTCTCCCCGGCCGGGATCAGTGCGTGGTCGGCGCGGGCGCCCTCGTCGACCGAAAGGATCCTGTCGAGCGTCGACTTCCGGATTCGGCGCTTCTCGCCCGTCATCACCTGGCGGACGGTGGTCGAATTGACGCCGGCGGCATCGGCGAGCGTTCGATAGCCCACGCCCTTGCGGCTCATCGCGCGGATGTGGAGCCGAGCCGGCTTCGCGTCGACAAGGCCGTTCCACGCAGCGCGCTTCCGGCAGCTCGCGCAGACGCCGGCCGAGTCGCTCCGGAGCTTCTTCCGCGTCGGGCACGGGACGCCATCCCAGCCGGGACAGATCGTGCCGGGGGCGAGAGGCACGCTTGCCACGGCCTCGCGCGAGATCCGCTCTCGCTCGTGGTAGGCTCGCGCGTTGGCGTCCCTGCATGTCCGGCAGCGGCAGCCTCGGACGTAGGAGGCGCGGGTCCCGTGGTCGAAGTGGTCCGAGAGGTAAGGCAGGGTCACAGCTCGACCTTCCTCGCCTTCGCGGTGTCCACGCACCGCCACGCCGGCCGTTCGCCGAGGACCTGGCGCAGGGCGTTTGCGAGGATCCGATCGCGGTCCTTGAGCATGCTCCCCGAGTGCCACCCCTCGTCGGGATCGAGCCATCCGTCCTCGACGAGGGTCTCCTCCGCATTCTCGACTCCCCACACGAGGAGGTGATCGGCGAGCGCATCGAAGAACGCATCCTCGTCATCGAGCTCGGGGTCGGCGGGAGCGATCCAGATTTCGTCCGTGTCCGAGTCTGCGTCGCCCATCCCCTGCGAGCGTGCGTCCGCGATCGCATCGGCTTCCGACTCGAACGGTCCCTCCCATGACTCCGAATCGGGATCGGTGGCCCAGTAGAGCTTCATCCCTAGATCGCCTCCACGGTGACGCGGACACTGACGGCCTTCGCCGTCGGGTCGCTGCAGTAACGTCTGATAACGTTGGCTGCGTTCTCGGCGTCGCTGAGCTTGTCAAATGTGTCGACGACGTTGCCGCTGAAACAAAGCCGGTCGCGAGAAATAACGGCCCATGCTGTAAACGATTGAGTCGCAGCCATCACTCCATCTCCTTCTTTTCGATCTTCGTGTGCGCCTTCACGCGATCGAAATGGAGGCCGAGGTGATCGACGAGAAGATCGAAGTCGTGCTTGAGCGCCCAATACCGCTCGTTCAGCCGGTCGTAATTCCGCTCGTGTCTCTCATCGACCATGTTAATCCAGTCACGAAGATGCTTTCTGATGAACCTCACCCCTCCCCCTTCCCCGCGGCGCGGGCGCGCTTATCGAAGTAGTCGGCCGTTTCGCACCAGTATTCGCTCTTCGTGGGAATGGCGGACCACGTCGCGGCAGCGGAACGGCAGGCGACTGCAGCCCGTTGCAGCATTTCTACGCTTACGTCCTGCCCCCGCTCCTCCCGCGCGCCGGTGCGCTCGCGCCACTCGGACATGAGAGCGTCCGCTGCGGCAAACGAACACGCCGCTATGGCTTCAATATCGGTTGCGCCGTCAGCCTTCGCGGTGACCTTGAGAGTCTGGTTGCCTAGAATCCCCGCCATCAGCCTCGTCGCAATCTCCAGCAGTCTCTCATCGTCGGTCATGTTCGGTCTCCTCGCTGCGGACCCACTCAATCAGAGCGTCAACTCCGGCCGGAGTCGGCACCCATCTGCCCTTGGCATCCCGCTTCTACGGGATCGATCCATCGACCCGGCCGCAGCCGAAGCAGGGCTCGCCGGGCGGCACCCGCCGGCCGCAGACGCACTCCGTCCACGACAGGCTGGCCCGCCACCGGGCCTTGCGCGCCGTCCGCCAGTAGTCCCCCGCGTCACCCATGGAATCGGTCCCTCGGGCTGCCGTCGCCGCGCGCGGCCGCTGGCAACGCGGCCCGCAGCAGCCGGAGCAGCCGACGCACTCCAGCAGTCGGTCGTCGTCGGTCACGGTTCGGTCTCCTAACGCCACCATCGTTGCATGAACGCATACGATAGAAATCCGAGCAGATACCAGAGCCACCAGTCCGGCTCACTCCCCACGTCGCGCCTCCCGGATCGCCGCATCGAATGCAGCCCTAAACCCGATCCGCATATCCTCATGTTGCGCAACGGTCTCGAAGAACACGTCGGCAATGTTGTCGTCGGCGAAGGTCAATCCCGTGCATCCAGTGATGATGAAGTCGAGCCGCTCCCGATCCGCCCGCAGCTCGTCCAGCTCCCGCTGCGCCTCGGCGAGCGCGGCGCTTGTCTCGCGCAGCTTGTCGTGCCACGGCTGAGTCACGACCGCGTGACAACGGGAGCAAAGGGCGAGACAGTCCGCGCCAACGTCGAACCAAGTCATTCCGGTCCCGGTGTGCCCGCAATCCCTCGCCATCCCCACCTCCCTGCCGGCGACGCCCCGTGAGGGTCGGGCTAGGCGTCTATCGAATCCAATCGCGCCACTGCTCGCCGAGCACCTCGGATGCCACGTCGAACTTCGAGCGCAGAGCGTCGAGAATCCGCTCGTCGACCGTGCCCGGCGCTACGAGGTCGATGTACGTCACGCTCCGGGTCTGGCCGATCCGGTGCGCGCGGTCTTCGCTCTGAAGCCGCTCCTCGAGCTTCCAGCCGTTCGCGAAGTAGATGACGAGCGACGCCTCGGTCAGCGTCAGGCCGTACCCGGCCGTCTGGGGATTCCCGACGAAGAAGCGGCAAAACGGGTCGTTCTGGAAGCGATCGACCGCGGCGACACGCTCTTCCTGGTCGGTCCCGCCGTAGTAGGTGACCGTCGACTGTCTGCCGTGCGTCTTCACGAGCCAGCGCTCGATGGCGCGGATCGCCGCCCGATACGGAGCCCAGACGATCGCCTTCTCGGCGCCCGACTCCTCGACCACGTCGAGCAGCGCGTCGAGCCGGTGGCTGTCGAGCTCGTGGTCGACTCCGTCGTCAGACCGGACGAAGCCGCAGGCGACCTGGTGGAGCCGGAGGACCTGAGTCAAGGCGATCGCCGCCGTCACGTTGGCCGACGACTCGAGGACGGCGCGCGCCTCCTTCGCGATCTGCGCGTAGACCGAGCGCTGCTCGTCGGTCAGCTCGACCTCGCGCCGCTCGTAGACCTTGGGCGGAAGGTCGAGGCAGTCTTCTTTCAGCACGCGGCTGGAGATCCCAGAAAGCTTCGCTTGGAGCTCGTCGAGGCGCTGGTAGCCGACGACCTCATGGAAGGTGCGGTCGCCCATCGTCCGTTTTACGAGGCGCGCGTAGCGGTTGCGAAAGGCGTAGAAGCTCGAGAACCCGAGCGGGCTCGGATGCAGCACGCAGAGCTGCGCGAAGAGGTCGAGCGGACTCTGGGTGACAGGGGACCCGGTCAAGATTCGTCGGTAGGCGGCTCTCCGCGCGAGCTGGGCGAGCGCCTTCGTTCGCTTCGCCTTCGGATTCTTGATGCTGGTCGACTCATCGACGACGAGCAGCACCCGCTCGAGGATCATCCAGCTCTCGAGCTCGGCCGCGCCCCGCTTCGTCGCGAGGGCCTCGACGTTCATCAGGTAGACGCGGAAGCGCTCCGGACCGCCACGGAGCGGCTTCCGCGCGCTTCCCCAGACAGTGACCACCGGCTCCGTCGCCATCGGCCAGTGGGCCGCAATCTCCCGCTCCCAGTTGCGATAGACGCCCTTGGGCGCGACGACGATCATCGCCTCGATCTTCCGGGCCTCGTAGAGCGCCGCGGCCTCGTGGATCGTCGCGTAGCTCTTCCCGGTGCCCATCTCCCAGAAGCGCGCGCGGCCAGCGTCCTGCCAGTGCTCGGTGACCTCCGTGCGCTGATGGGCGTAGGGCGTGCCTTTGAACGCGAATGTCTCGGGGAGCATCGTGATCCTCCTCGGGAGGCGAGCGGTATGCGGAACCGCCCGCCTCCGTCGGTCATGCGAGCTTCGCCTGCAGGCTCTTCGAGTTGGCGAGTCCGTCCTGGACCTCGCCGTACGTCCAGCCCTTCGGCGCGTTCTTCCTGTCGCGCATGTCCTTGTCGAACTCGCGCAGCAGGCGTCGAAGCAGAGCGGCCTCTCCGCTCGTGACCTCGACCTTCATCTCTTCCTCGTTCATCGTTCCTCCTCTCGTGCCGCATCGCGGCGGTTCAGGCGTCCTCGTCGCCCGTCTCGACGACCGATCCGCTCGCCACCATCTGGTGGAAGTCGCGAGCCTGCATGTAGAGCTGCGCCTCGCTCTCGATGTTCATCGGATCGAGCTTGCCGGCCGACACGATCTCGTAGCCGTACCAGCTCCCGTCCTCGTTCTCGAAGCGCCGCGTCGAGAGCGTCCAGATCGAGATGAAGGTCGGGGCCTGGACCTTGCGCACGCCCTCGGCCGTCGGGACGTCCATCGTCATCACCGAGAGCATCGAGTTCCACGCCTTCGCCGCCTTGATCTGCGACCCCTTGAACGTGAGGCAGATCGGCTGAGGCGTATCGACCGGCGACACGAGCAGGCAGTAGAACCGCATGATCTGGTTCGCGTGCGTCCCGTCGTGGCAGATGTGCCGGCGCAGGCTCCCGTCGAACTCGGCGCCCTTCGCCTTGCTCCAGTTGGCCGGGTGCTCGGCGATGAACTTCGGATTCTTCGCGTCCGTCGTGATCTCCCGCCAGAAGCGGCGGAAGTGGCAGGGGATGACCTCGATCCCCTTCTCCCCGTCGTAGAGCTCCTTCGTGATCGCGTGGACGAACTGCCCGGGCTTGCCCTGGAACGCGGGGTTGTCGAGCAGCTTGCTCTGCTTCTGGAGGATCGAGAGGTAGGGCACGGCGATGTCGTCGGCGCCCACCTCCTCGAGTCCCGCGCCCGAGTCGGCGATGAACTCCTCCATCGGAATCGCGAGCGCGCTCGGCGCCTGGGTGGTCAGTGCGGTCTCTTCCTGCTGTGCGGCCTTGGCCATGTCGGTCTCCTTCGTCTTTCGTCTTGCGTGAAAACGCGCCCTACTTGGCGCGAGTGATCTTCGTTTGCCTTCCGATGAACACGCCCAGCAGGTCATTGGGCAGCGGGACCCCCGCCTCGATCTGCTCGCGCACGAATGCGGAGAGCGTCCCGGGATGGACGCTCCGCTTGTCCTCGGGCCCGAAGCCGAGCGTGCGCAGCGCCTCGATCGCGGCAGCCGCCTGGTCGTCCTCGCCCCGGCCGAACGACGCGCTGACCTCGTGCTTGATGAGGTCGCCGTGGCCCTGCGCCGCGAGCCATGCGTACGCCTCGTCACGCCGATCCTTCGGGATCGAGGCGCGCACCACGTCCTGCACCCGGACGCGGGAGCCGTCGGCCATCGCGATCTCGGACAGGCCGTGCTCGAAGAGCGCAAGCGGAAGCTCGTGGTCGCGGACCCGGACGAGCTCGGCGTTGAGCGCCTTGAGCTGCTCCTCGGTCGCGGCGATCGCGTCTTCGAGCTCGATCTGCCGAGCGGCGAGCTGGCTGACCTCGGTCAGCGCGTCGCGCGAAGGCGCGCTGCTGGAGTCGGCGAGAAGGTCGGCGGCGTCGAGGGTCATAGTGCTGGTCTCCTGTCTGTCGAATCTTTGGACTGCGCGAGACGTTCCCAAGCTGGTCGAATCGCGCAGTCCCGGAGCGGACTTCGCCCCTAACTGAGTGCGTTCTCGATCGTGCGCTTGATCGTTTCGAGGTCATCGCCGAGGTCGACGTCGATCGTCGGACCCTGCTTCTCGGGCCACTCCTCGAGCTGCCCGTCACACGGCTTCTCGCTCTTGACTCGGCGCGTGATCGCGCGACCGAGCTCCTCCTCCTCGAGCTCGAGGCTGCCGGTCATCCAGCGCCATGCGCCGTGCATGAGGCCGAGCCCGAGGGCCGCGCCGAGATAGGCGCCGCCCACCGCGAAGGGCAGGACGCGCTCCATCACCCACTTCGCGGCGAGCGGAGCGGCGATCAGGCCGTAGACGGTCGCGTAGGCGGTGGCGATCACGGCGGGGAGCACGACGAGGGCGTTGAGAGTCATCGGGCAGTCTCCACGCGCAGCCGCGCGCGCAATGTTCCGGGACGGTCGATGTGATTCGGGTCTCGCTTGTGCTCGACCTCGAGGTCCGGGAATTGGCGCCGCAGCCTCGAGGCCGTCGACTGCGCCGAGTTGTGGTTCTTCGGGACGCCGATCCACGGCACCCACTCGCCCGCGGCAGCGCGAACACGCGCGGCGTAGAAGTTCCAGCGGACGCGCATTACCGCGGCACCCGCCCGCCGCGGCAGCTCCCGCACTCGCCGGCTACGCGCACGGTCGAGTACCCGTAGCGGGTGCCGGGGTCGCCGATCATCCGTTCGTCGGCGACCTCGCCGACGCCTTCGCAGACCTCGCACTCGGCGCCGTGCTCGGCGACGAAGTCGCGCAGCAGGTCGGCCACGTCGTCGATCGTGGGGGCCTTCGTCGTCTCGATCAGGTCCCAGAGGTTGCGGACGAAGTCACGCGCCGCGCGCAGCTCGACCGCCTGGTGGCTCGCGGGCAGCCGCGCGATCCGCGCCTCGGCAATCTGGTTGCGGGCCTCGTCGCGCTCGCGGGCGGCGTCGACGTAGTTGCCGGTCGAGCGGCGCAGGGCGGCGCGCAGCTCGGCGTTCGCCTCGTTCAGACGGCGCAGCTCGCCGGGAATTTGCGTGAGGCGGATCTCGTCGGTGGGGGCGGGGAGCGGGGTCGACATGCGGGGCCTCCGGTGGGGTTAAGCGGACTTCTTGCGGAGTTCGGCGTGGTGCAGTTGGTGGCAGGAAGGACAGAGCCATCTGACATCGAGCCATCGATCCGGCTCGTAGCTGTCGTGGTGTGCATCCAATCGCTTTGATTTGCGGTTACATGCTGAGCAGCGTGCGGGCGGCGTCAGGACGCCAGATGCGCGGGCATGGGAAACGGCGGCATGTGCCATCGCCCTATCTCGGTCAGCGTGGTAGTAGGCGCTGCTAACCTCGATATTCCGGCACCGCCTGCAGCGGTCGTGCCCAGCGCTCGGCTGCATTCGCCCGTCGCATTCAGGGCATTGGACCCGCTTGCGAGCCGAGACCCGGCGGCACGCGAAACACTCATCGTGGCCAGACCCGGGATTGACGAGTCGATCACAGCCAGCGCCCGGACAGTTCACTCTGGTCAGCTGGTAGGGAGCCATCGGTCATCTCCGTTGGTTCATGCGTAATGAACCATTGGAGCGACCCATCGTCAAGAGAAAAGATCATTAAAGATGAACTTTTCTGCGGGGCGGGATTAGCCGGCGGCGAGTGCTGGCGTAACTAGACGGTCTTGCTCGACTTTTCCCGCGGCATCGCGCGCAGGCGCTCGAGCTCCACGCGGTCGCGTGCGGCGCGCATCGCAGAGCGGTACTCGGATTTCGAGAGCCCAGACAGCCATTCGAGGTCGCGCGCGCCGTTGCGCTCGACGATCTCGGCCGCGAGCCGGTCGACGTCGCGGTTCTTCGCGAGAAGCCGCTCCTCCAGCACCTTGGACGTCGGCGTGTGGATGGCCTGGCAGTACGCCAGGAAGAGGGGCAGGGAGAGGTTCTGCTCGCCGTTCTCGGCCATCGAGATGTTGCTCTTCACGGTCCCGATCTTGTCGGCGACCTGGAGCTGGGTCAACCCAGCGGCCTTCCTCCACTTTCGCATGCGCCGTCCGACTGACTCAGGGTCAATCTGAATCCGGCTCTCCGTCTCAATTGCCACCGGGTGACCTCCCGAGGGAAGTGCACCACTCCTCGCGGGGAACCGCAAAGTTCATATAGGACGAACTAAGGGTTGACGATGGGCCTCCGCTATGGTTCATACTGCATGAACCGGAGGAGCGAGGCATTGGACGATCCGCATCCGCTCGTCGTCTTCTGCGTGGTGAAGGGCATCAGCCGCCGCGAGGGCGCCGCTGCGCTCGGGGTGCGGTACGGTGTCTTCCGGCAGCTCGTGGCCGGGCATGCCGGCACGTCCTTCGCGCGCGCGGAGCGCTGGGAAGAGAAGTCCGGCGGCCTCATCAAGGCCATCGACGTGATGCGCTGGCAGGAGCGCAACCGCAAGTCAGGGCGGGCCGCAGCATGATGAACCGACGTCGTGACACGACCGGTCACGCGACACGATCGGGCAGCGATTGTGGCGATCATGATCTGCTATCGCGCACGAATGCGCGCGATGAGGCGATCCAGGAAGACCGCGAGCGCGACGATGGGCGACGTCAGAATCAGGCCGGCGAGAACTCGGCCGATCGCTTGCTGAAGGCCGTCGGGTTCGAGCGCGAAGGCAGAAGCGAACATGCCAACCGATGGTGGTGCGACAGTCACGATGGCGAGCACCAGTGCGGCCTTCGTCAGCCACCCCTCAGGCGCATAGCGTCGCCAGATTCGCACGATCAGGTAGATACTCGCCGCGAACCCAGCCAGGATCGCGAGGACGACTGCAATCGCCTCCATCCGGCGACCTCCCGCCCGACCTCTCGACGCCCCCACGCGTTGCGATTCCTACACCACGCGGAAGCGGACGTCGAGTCACGATTGCGTGGCGGGAATGCTCTTCCGCAGGCAGGTGCAGCGTGAACGCGCGCGAAACAGCACGGCAAAGAAGCCGTCCGGTGAAGGGACGACTCGTCAGCGGTCTCCGCGCCGGGCTCAGGCAATTCGACTTCGACGATGTGCTCGTGTGCAGTAGAAGCGTCGCCTTTGACATCGACCGCTTCGCGATCGCGACGCATTTCGGCGAGTACCCGGTGATTCCGGTGCGAATTCCGTATGCCGGTGCGCGCGCGCGTGAGGTCTCGGGTGAGGTCGACGGGAGGCGGAACCACGTCGCTCTCGGATCAGACGATCCGATCGAACGGACGAGGGCCTGGGCGATCTTCATGCAGCAGACGGGACGAATGGGTTAGGCAACCGAATCGCCAGAGGGGGGCGAGGGGTTGGGATCACAGAGCATCGAGATTGACGGTTTGGCGGGGCGGTCGTGAGCGCCGTGGTCGAACTGTCATCTCCGCAATACGACCTCGACTCGGACTTCGAGCAGCGGCTCGTATCGTGTCTGCTGCTCGATATGAGCGAGTATCCGCTCGTAGCTTCCATCCTCTCGCCGCGCGACTTCGAGAATCCCCGCGCACGGCTGCTCTTCGAGACGCTCGGGCGTCTCGGTGATCGCGCCGACAACCTCGAGGGCCACGTCGACACGCTGATGGTCGCTCGCTACCTCGCCGAACGAGGTGAGCTACAGGCGATCGGTGGTCCGGCCGGGCTCGGCGACTTCCTGAACCTCGAGGCGGTCTCAGCCTACGCCTTCCGCTATGCGAAAGAGGTGAAGCGGGCCAGCGTCCGCAGGCAGGTGAAACTCAACCTGCGACGTGTCGAGCTCGACCAGGACGACGTCGAGGCATTCGACTCCCTGACCCAGCGCTTCCACGAGCTCAAGAAGCTCGAGGACTCGGCGTGGTGGCGCGAGTCCGACGACGCCGACTCGCTCTTCTTCACAGGCGATCGCCTCTCCGCGCTGCTCGAGGAGCCGGAGCCCGAGCCGGTCTACCCGGGCACGCCACCGCAGGGCCACTTCTCCCTGCTCATCGCACCCTCGTTCTCGGGAAAGACGTCGCTCGCCCTCTGGGTCGCCATGGCCCGCGTCCGCGGTCAGGCGCCGTGGAAGGGAGCGCCAGCGCGCGAGCCAGGTCGGGTGCTCTTCTACTCGATCGACGAGCCGCCCGGGCAGGTCGCCCACCGCATCCGCGCGCTCGCCGTCAAGCACACCGCCGGGCGCTTCTTCCAGGACTACGCCCACCGCTTCTCGATCACCGGGCCGCATCGGACCGTCGACCCCGACAAGCTCGGCGCCCTGCGCTTCACCGAGGACGGCCTGCGGATCCTCGGCTCCATCCTCGAGCGGGCCCGGCTCGCGGGCGACCCCTACACCGACGTCATCGTGGACGCCTATTCGGACATGCTGCCGATCGGCGAGTCCGACTCCTCGAACGAAGAGGCCACCCGCATCGGCGGCGCCCTTGAGCGGCTCGCCGTCACCCACGGCTGCGCCATCCAGGTCATCCACCACGCCGGCAAGCCGGTCGCCGGCGCCGAGACCCCGGACCCACGCGACTACGGCCGCGGCGCCTCGGCCCTCGCTGCCAAGGCCCGCGCCATCTTCACGCTCGAGGAAGAGCCGGGCATGTCCAACGTCCGGCGCATCCGCACCCGGACGAATCTCACCGTCTCCCCCGGGCCGCTTCTGCTCCAGGTCTCCGACGAGCGCGGCGAGGGGACCCGGATCGACTACTTCCGGCCCCACGACGTGGCCACCGCCTACCGGATCGACGAGTACGTCTCGGCCGACGACGACTGGATCAGCGTGTCCGAGCTCGCCCGGCGCATGGCCGGCGACACCCTCGCCGAGGGGGCGAAGGTCCCGGGCAACCTGCACCGCAAGGCGATGGAGCTCCGCGGAATCTGGCATGGCGCGGGGCTCGTCGAGATCCGCGAGGGGAAGAGGGGGGCGCATGAATTCCGACGCATTTAAATCGTCCCTCCTCGTCCCTCCCAACAAGGGGGAGAGTCGGAAGCGGCGGCGCGAGTCCGGTCCCGATCGTCCCTCCCACCAACCCTTCTACCCCCCCTTTAGGGGGGGTAGAGGATGGGAGGGTCGTGAGGGCCGAACGGTCGGGGGGCGGAACGCGCCCGGAGCCGACCTCCTCATCCGCCTCGACTCTCCCCGACTCTCCCCCTCGAATGGGAGGGACGTCGGGTGATCCGCTGCCAGTGCTTGTCCCCCGCCTGCGACCACCACGCCGAGCTCGAGTGCGCGGCCGATGGGACGGTCGCGCTCTACTCGCGGGACTTCGACGGGTCCGATCTGAGTTTCTGCATGCCCTGCGCCGCAGACGCGGTCGCCGAGGGGATGTTCGGGAGGTGGTGACCATGAGCGAGACGACGACGATGCATCTGATCTGCGAGCTGACCGACGACGAGATCCGGGACCGGGCCTTCCAGGCCGGGCAGGTCGACCAGGAACTCGAGGCCCTGGCCGACCGGTTCGAGGTCGCCAAGAAGGACCACAAGGCCGAGGTCGGGGTCCGGGAGGAGATGCGAAAGACGCTGCTCCGCGAGATCCGGACGAAGCAGACTACGCGGCCGGTCGAGTGCGAGATCGAGCGCGTCTACGCGCCGGCCTTCGTCGTGCGCACGGTGCGCACCGACACCGGGGAGTTGGTCCACGAGCGGCGCATGACCGACGACGAGCGGCAGGAGAAGCTCTACGAGCTCCGGGGCCGCGACGTCGTGGCCGAGGGTCCCGCGGCGTGATCGAGGGGGACGGCGACGAGACGGTCTACGCCAGCCCGTTGAAGGGTCCGGCTCCGACGACGTGCTCGGGGTGCCACTTCCTCGCGCGGGTCAAGGACACGGTCAATCCGGCGATCGAGTGGTCCGACTGTTGGCGGTTTCCGAAGCGGGTCTCAATCGAGGATCCGGCGACGCACTTTTGCGGCGAATGGAGGTCCAAGGTCCGATGAAGCTCGACCTCACCATCTATGGCCTTCCGCCCATAAACACGAGCAACAGCCGAGGATCGCACTGGTCGCACTCGAAGCTGAAGCGGTCGTGGGGTGACAAGGTCGTGGCGGCCGTGCTCGGGGAGCTGAGGCGGTGGCCGGAGAAGCCGCTCGATCGAGCGATGGTTACGATCACGCGCTGCAGCATGGCCGAGCCGGACTACGACAACCTCGTCCAGGGCGGGAAGTTCCTACTCGATGGCCTGATCCGGGCTGGGGTCATCAAGGACGACGCTCCGAGCGTAATCGGCCGACCGGACTACCAGTGGGAGAAGGCGCCGCGCGGGAAGGGCTGCGTGCGAATCCGGGTGGAGAGCGCCGAGGCCATCGACGTTACGGGTGGCGTCGGGTGAGCGAAGGAAAGCGCCGGCGGCGCAAGACGGGGCACTCCAAGGTGACGCCAGCGATCGTGATCGAGATGCGCTACCGGCGCGCGCGCGGCGCGAAGCTGATCGTGCTCGCGATCGACTATCAACTGAGCGAGTCCACAGTCTCGCGGATCTGCCGCGGGATCTTGTGGCCGGAGGTTGAGCTGGCATGAGTTACACGGTCAGCGATGGCGAATGGCGGTCCCTTCGCGATCTGAACCGAGAGGGGAAGTTGAGCGAGCGGAACGAGCGCATCGTCGATCTGGTGGTGGATCGGGGATTGACCTGCGCTGAAGTCGCTTGGGGGATGCGTCTGTCCGGCAGCATGATCTCGAAAATCGTGAAGGACTCCGGGAGGGATAACCGGCCGACGCGGGAGCAAATCAGGGCTGCGACGAAGGCACGGAGATTGCGTGCGCTGGCGTTGCGTGAGGGCGGGATGACTTTCCGCGCGATCGGCGAGGATCTGGGCGTATCGATCGAAAGAGCGCGGCAGGTCGTGAGCATCGCGCGCAGAGTGATGGGTGGATCCACCTGATGTCACGAGACAAAGCAGGACGCTTTACCCCGGGGACCTCTGGCAATCCGGGTGGTCGTCCGGGCGGGAAGAGCCGGATGCGTCAGGCGCTCGAAGCGATCCTGAACGAGCCTCGCGCTGGCTACATGACGACGGACGACGTGCTCGCGCGGAAGCTCGTGACGATGGCCGAAGCCGGTGACCTGAAGGCGATGGAGCTCATCATCAAGCGCACGTGGCCCGAGAAGCTCGAGCTCGCGGTCGACGAGGACACGCGCAGCGACCTCGCGCGCGACCTGCTCGAGGCGCGCCGTCGGGCGCGGGAGATGCGGAAGTGAGGCGCCATCCGACGCCGGGCTACCAGTCTTCGGTGCAGCTTCTCGCGGACCACATCAACCTGCCGTCAGAGATCCACGCCGACGGCAGTCTTGAGGTGTTCGGCGACGCTGCCGAGGTGCGGGCGGCTTGGCTTGGGATGCTGCCGAAGCTCGGCCTCCACGAGATCGTGAGCGAGATCCGTCCGGGGATGGTGCGCGCTGTCTGTCCACTTTGCGGTGAGGGGCCATCCGATAGCGTTGCGAAGTGCGACGCCGAGAAGCACCGCGCCTACTACGACGCCATCGAGGCTCAGGATAGAGACCGTGTGCGTGTATCCGACTGAGGCGATGCGGGTAGCGATGATGGTCGAGCGCGACCGGCGAGTCGAGAAGGTCGTGGTCGGCGAGCGCATCGACACGCCCGCCGAGCCCGAGGCCGAGCGCAAGCGGCTCGGGCTGCCGGATCCGATCGAGAAGCGCTGATGGCTCGCTCGCGCAGAGAGCCTGTCACCCAGGAGGAGCGCGAGCTGCGCGAGCTCGTGGCCTCCTACGCCGAGGATCCCTACGGCTTCGTGCTCGCCGCCTTCCGCTGGGGCGAGGGCGAGCTCGCCGGCCAGGACGGCCCGGACGAATGGCAGCGCAAGTTTTTGATCGACTGGGGCGACGAGATCCACGAGCGCGGCTTTGACGGCGCGAAGTCCGTTCTCGCGATCCGCATGGCGGCGTCGAGCGGACATGGCGTTGGCAAGAGCTGTCTCGTCGCGTGGATCGTTCTGTTCATCATGTCGACCCGGCCCTACTGCCGCGGCTCGATCACGGCCTCGACCGTCACCCAGCTCACAACGAAGACGCAGCCCGAACTCGCGAAGTGGCTGAGACGCTGCATCTGCGGCCACTGGTTCAGGCTCGACACGACGAAGATCGTCGCCATCGAGTCGCCCGAGGACTGGCGCGCGGACTTCATCACGGCGCGCAAGGAAAACTCCGAGGCGTTCGCCGGCCAGCACAATGCGACCTCGACCTCGTTCTACATCATTGACGAGGGGTCGGGCGTGCCGGATCCGATCTATCAGGTTGCCGAGGGCGGTCTCACCGACGGCGAGCCGATGATCTTCGTGTTCGGCAACCCGACGCAGCCGACCGGCTACTTCGCGGACATCTTCAAGAAGTTCGGTCACCGCTGGCTCACCTATCGGATCGACTCGCGCAAGGCGAGGATGACGAACAAGGCGCAGATCCAGGCGTGGCTCGAGGACTGGGGCGAGGACTCGGACTTCTTCCGCGTGCGCGTGAAGGGCGAGCCTCCGGGCGCCGCGGCCGAGCAGCTGATCTCGCTCGACGACGTTGCCAGGGCTCGCAAGCGGCCGGCGCGCGCCGACGTCTGGGAGCCGCTCGTCCTGGGCGTCGACGTCGCGCGCTACGGCAACAACCGCTCGGTGATCGCCATCAGGAAGGGAAACGACGCCCGCACGCACCCGGCCCAGATCTACGAGCAGATCTCGACCATGGAGCTCGCGGCCCGGGTCGTCGAGACGGCCAACGAGTTCCGGGCCGACGCGGTCTTCGTCGACGGCGGCGGCATCGGTGGGGCCGTCGTCGACCGCTGCGAGCAGCTCGGCCTGACGGTGATCGAGGTCAACTTCGGCGGGAAGTCGGGCGACCGCGAGTTCTACGACAAGCGCTCCGAGATGTGGGGCCGGCTGCGGGACGCCGTGAAGGGCCGGCTCGCGATCGAGGACTCGGACGAGCTCGAGCAGGACCTGATCGCCCAGGAGTATCTGATCGACCGCCGCACGCGCCGGACCCGGCTGGTCTCGAAGGAGGACCTCCACCGGCTCGAGCTCCCGTCGCCGGACTGGGGCGACGCTCTGGCGCTGACCTACGCCTTCCCGGTCTCGAGGGCGGTGGCCGAGGCGGGCCATGCGGGCGCTGGGGCGATGCGGGACCGTTCGGCGGCGTACCACCCGCACGACGCGCTCGAGCGGCGCTGAACGTTCTTCGGGGAACACTAAGGCGCAAGCGATAGTCCGTAAGGCGCAAGCCAATTGCCTTGCAACCCCCGGCGGTGTAGCCGCACTCTGCGCGCGGGGGTACGAGGTGGATGTGCTTCGTGGGCGGCGCTGAAGCGCCGAAGGCCGTGCCTGCGCCCGTGACGGCTGCGTCGTCACGGCGTCGCAAGGACGTCGAGAACCGGGCGCTGAGGGGCTACGCCGCGACCATCCTCGGGTCGACGACGTCCGGCGTCGGCGCCACGTCCGGCGCCTCCGGTCGGCTCGGTGAGCTGAAGACGGTGCTCGGAGCATGAGCGCCGACCCCGACGCCAAGGTGACCGGACTCCAGGTCACCACCGAGGTTCCGGAGCAGATCCTGCGCAACGCGCTCGCCCGCTGCGCCGAGATCCGCGCCGAGGGCCGCGAGCCCTACGTGGTGGTGCTCTGCTCGGCGGACAAGGACCTCCCCGCGCTGGTCTATAGCCCGATGTTCACGGGCGTCGACGTCGCGTGCGCGGCCCGCCTGCAGCTCGCCGCCCTCGACCACATGCGCAAGACGTACTCGGAGGACGGCCAATGAGCGCCGCCCTCGAAGCCTCGGCCCCCGATTCGCGCGGGCACCCCAGCGAGGTCGCGCGCGTCCTGCGCCCCTACTCGCCCGAGCTCGGTCGCGCGTTGCGCAAGCGCGCCGACCAGACCCTCGAGGCCCTCAAGGGCGCCCGTGTGCAGGAGTTCCAGCACTGGAAGGAGATCAGCGAGTGGATCGAGCCGCGGCGCGGACAGTGGCTCCTGACGCACGTGAAGGACCGCGGGAAGCTCCACGGCCGCATCGTGAACAACCGCGCCGGCTGGGCGGGGAAGGTCGCGGCCGCTGGCCTGCAGTCGGGCATGACGAGCCGCGCCCGCCCATGGTTCCGGCTCACGACGGCGGACCCCCGGCTGCGTGAGTCGCGGGCCGTGAAGGCGTGGCTCCAGAATCAGGTCGACCTGCTCCGCGAGATCTTCGAGCGCTCGAATTTCTACGAGGTCGTGCGCACGAATTACAGCGAGCTCGTCCATTGGGGCACTGCCGCCTTCTCGATCTGGCCCGACTACCGCAACGTGATTCACTGCCGGCAGCACACGATCGGATCGTACTACCTGGGGGTCGACCACAAGGGGCTGCCCGACACGTTCGCCGAGGAGTTCGTTCTCACGGTCGGGCAGATGGTCGATCGCTACCAGTTCGATCGGCTGGCCGAGCCCGTCCAGCAGGCCGCGAAGCAGGGCAAGCTCGATCGCACGCGGGTCATCCGCCGCATCGTGCAGCCGAACCGCGAGCGCCGACAGGCGGGCTTCGGTTGGCGCCGCGCGCCGTTCATGCTCATGGAGTATGACCACGGCGACCCGACCGGCGAGCTGCTCTCGCTGGCCCCCGAGCACGAGTTCCCGTTCATCGTGCCGCGATGGGACACGCTCCCCGACTACGCCTACGCGGCCTCGTGCCCCGGCATGGATGCGCTCGCGGACCAGAAGGAGCTCCAGGCCGAGATGATCAACTGGGCCGCGGCTCGCGAGCAGATCGGCAACCCGACGACCGTGCTGCCGCCCTCGCTCCGCAATTCGATCGGCCCGCGGATCAAGCCCGGCCAGCAGATCTTCACGTCCGAGCTCGACGGGCAGAAGGGCGTTCGCCGCGCGTTCGAGCCGACGAACCAGATCGCGGAGCTGCGCGAGAGCATCCTCTCGATCCAGGACCGGATCGACCGGGCTTACCACGTGGACGTCTTCCAGGCGATCACGCGCATCGACGGCGGCAACATGCGGGTCGTCGAGATCGACGCTCGCGTGCGCGAGCAGATGAGCCAGCTCGGCCCGATCGTCGAGGCGACGGCCGAGCAGCAGAACGATCCGGCCATCCTGCGGACCTTCGCGATCGCCGAGCGCGCGGGGCTGATCGAGCCGCCTCCGAAGGAGCTCGAGGGGCACCCGGTCAAAATCGAGTACGTCTCGATCCTCGCGCAGGCGCAGAAGGCCGCGGACATCGACGTGCTCGACCGCTGGTTCATTGCCGGGCAGAGCATGAAGGCCGTCGACGTCGAGGGCGGATTCGTCTTCAACGGCCGGGAGTGGATGAAGGCCTACGCCGACAAGCTGGGCGTTCCGACGCCAACGGTGCGCGGCGACCGCGAGGTCGCGGCGCTCACCCAGCAGGCGAATCAGCAGGCGCAGATGGCGCAGGCCGCCGAGATGGCGCAGATGGGCGCGCGCGCCGCGAAGGATGCCTCGGGCGCCAGCCTCGAAGGCGAGAACGTGCTCACGGCCGCTCGCGACGCCTACGCGCAGCAGGGGGCGGGATGAGCGCTGAGCGGTTCGCAGAGCGCCAATTCCTCGACGACGAGGCGCTCCGCGTCGTGCTGTCGACGCGGGAGGGTCGGCACTTCGTTCGGATGGTGCTCGCGACCTGCGAGTGGAATCAGGAGGTCTTCGCGGCCGATCCGATCATCCTCGCCGGCCGCGTGGGTCGGCAGACGGCGGGGATCCGGCTGCATCAATTGCTCGAGGAACGCCAGCCCGCGCTGCTGGCGAAGGTCTTCGAGGAAGCGCGCGAGCTCGAGCGCGTGAAGGAGAGCGACGACGATGAGCGATCAGAGTGACGCGACGCTGGCGGATGCCGGTGCGGGCGAGGGTGAAGGCGGCGAGGGCAAGAACAACGCGGCGGCGGCGAAGGGGGCGCAGACAGGCGCCACCCCGCTCGGCGCGGAGAAGACCAGCGGCAAGCCCGAGGCGAAGGCCGAGGGCGCCGATGGCGCGAACGACGAAGGCAAGGACGGCGCTGGCTCGGAAGGCGACCCGAAGGAGGGCGGCGACGAGCCGACCCCCGTCGACCTCTCGACGCTCGTGATCCCGGAAGGGTTCACGGCGAACGAGGAGTGGATGGGGAAGTTCGGCGAGCACCCGCTCATCCAGAAGGCCAGCCAGGAAGAAGCCCAGAGCATGGTCGACATGGCCGCGGAGTTCGTTTCGGGCGTGAGGGAGCAGATCGAGCAGGGGATCGTGGCGCAGCAGAACCAGCGCGTCGCGGACTGGACGAAGGCGATCGAAGCGCACGACTTCGTGGTCAAGGAGGGTGGTCTCGAGAAGATCATCCCCCTCGCGATCGCGGCGCGCGACGCCCTCTTCGGGGACCTGCCCGAGTTCAACGACCTCATCCAGGCGCTCAACGAATCCGGTCTCGGAGCCCATCCGGCGATGGTCGTCGGTCTGGCCAAGGCAGCGAAGGCGCTCGAGCTCGCCGAGGGCGTACCCCTCGGAAGCGGTGCGCCGAAGGTGCCGGGCGGGGCGAAGAGGATCGAGGACAAGCTCTTCCCGAATTACGCGGAAGGCGGCAGGTACGCCTAACCTCCGCGCTAGGGAAGTGAGAGGCATCAGACCATGGCGAACGAGAATACCAACCCGACCACCTACGCCGACTGGGCGAAGACGCGCGATCCCGATGGGTCGACGGCCGAGATCGTCAAGCTGACGGAGAAGTTCAACCCGATCATCTTCGACGCCTACGTGCGCGAAGGCAACATGACCGACGGCCATCGAACGACCGCAGTGTCGAACGATCCGCGCGGTACGTGGACCGGGTTCAACGAGGGCGTCCAGCCCGTGAAGAGCATGAATCGGCAGGTCACCGATCGCGCCGGCTACGATACGGCGCGCATCGAGGTCGACGTGCGCCTCGCCAATCTGGAGTCCGACAAGGCGGCCTTCATGATGGGCGAAGCGGAGTCGGTCATGCGCGGCCTCGCGCTCGACCACGCCGAGACGCTCTTCTACGGCAACTCGAACCTGAACCCGAAGCGGTTCATGGGTCTGGCGCCCCGCTACAACTCGATGTCCTACGAGTCGGCGCGGAACATCCTGAACGGCCAGCCCGGCGGCGGGCAGTCTGGCACGGGTGGCCTGACCTCCATCTGGATCATCACCTGGGGTCCGCAGACGGCCTTCGAGTTCTTCCCGAAGGTCGAAGGCGCGCAGGTCGGGATCAAGATGAAGGACCTGGGCGAGGAGACGGTCCACGACGCGAACGGCGGACGCTTCCGGGCGTACGTCCACCAGCTCGAGCAGTGGGTCGGCTTCTGTCTGCGCGACTGGCGCTCGTGCGCCCGCATCGCGCAGATCGAGATCGCCGATCTCGCGTCGCACGCGGTCGACATCCCGACCCTGCTCACGAAGGCGGTCCACCGGCTTCGAGGCGGCACGGGGCAGCGCGTGATCTACTGCAGCGAGGCGGTCTACACCGAGATCGACATCCTCGCCCAGCAGAAGAGCAACGCCTACTTCCGGCCGATGGAGTGGGCGGGCACCGAGATCACCTCGTTCCGCGGGATCCCGATCCGCATGTGCGAATCGATCCTCGACACCGAGGGATACGTCACGGGTCTCACGGCGGACGACGGCGCCTGATCCACCCATCTCCGGCTCGCCGCCTAGCGTGGTGGGTCTTCCTCTGAAAGGAGGGACAGAACATGGCTCTTATCGACAAGGCGCTGATGCTGGCGGAGAACCAGGCCATTTCGGCCACGGGGATCGTCGGCTCGGCGATCAACTTCGCTCAGTCGGACATCGGATCCGGGAAGAGGCTCAAGATCGTCTGCGTCGCCACGGCGACCGGGACCGGATCGACGGCCTCGAACTCGTTCATCTACACGGTCCGAACCGCCGACTCGGCTGCCGGCTTGTCCACGGGCACCATCCTGTACGCATCGCAGACGATCGCCGGCGATGCGCACGTGGCTGGCACGCTCGTGTTCGAGCACACGCTGCCGGCCAGCGGGATCATGAAGTCTCGGCTCGCGGTGTACGCGACCGAGACCGGCACGGCCACGGCCACGGTGTCGATCTTCGTCGTCGGCGAGGACTGGCAGTGGGGCGAGGGCCAGCGGCTGCCGATCACGGCTGCCTCGGCCTAACGCTGAAGGCGGAAGCCCGGTCGTGCTACTTGCCACGGCCGGGCTTCTCGCCCTGGCTCCAGGAGGACCACCATGTCCGAGACCGCAGAGACGAAGAGCGAGACGAAGCCCGAGCTGCCGATGCGACCCGTGGTCGTGCTGCGTCGCTGCTTCACCGAGATCGACCACAACCCCGGCGAGATCGTCCATTGGAAGGGCGACCTCCCCGAGAGCGGGATCTTCCGCGAGCTCACCGACGACGAGCGGGACGAGTTCGATGCGACGCGCGCTCAGCACGCCGACGACCCCAGCCTCGAGCCGGAGCCGGATCGCGTCGACGTGCGCGAGGACTTCATCCGCAAGGCCGTCGGCCTGCTCGACCCGAACCTCGACAGCGACTGGCTGATGCCGTCGGGGCAGCCGGCGATGTCGGCGATCAACCGCAACCTGCTGAAGCTCGGCGCGGTCCCGGACACCACGACCAGGGCCGAGGTGCGCAAGGTCATGGGCGATATCAAGCGCCCCGACCCGCCCGCGAAGGAAGGCGCCGCGAGCGACGTCGCGGTGCCGCTGGTCGGCATGGCTCCGTCCGAGGCGGACTGACGCATGGCGACGAGCGTGGTCGAGATCTGGAACCACGCACTCGCGCGGATCAAGAGCGCGGATCGCGTCGCGTCCGAGAACGAGAACTCGGCCGCGGCGAAGCTCCTGCGCACGCAGTACCCGCTTGCGCGTGACCGGCTGCTCGAGGGCTACGACTGGCTGTTCGCTCGTCGCTACGGCGTTCTCACGCCGATCAACGACGAGGCCGAGCTCCAGGACGGCTGGCTCTTCGCATACGAGTGGCCGGTCAACGCGCTCGCCTTCCGCGGCATCCTGATGCCGGGCGCAGCGACCGACGGGGACGGGGACGACGTTCCCTTCGAGATCTGCATGCGCACGACCGAGGACTCGCGGAAGATCATGACCACGCTCGAGGCGGCCTCGGGCGTCTGGACGGTGCTCGTCACCGACGTCCACCGCTACCCCCCGACCTTCGAGCACGCGCTCTCGCTGGCCCTCCAGGCCGAGATCGCGATGGCGCTCGCGAGCGACTCGAAGGCCGTCAACGCGGCGCTCGCCCTGGGCCGGCAGGCCGAGGACTACGCCCAGGTCATCACGGCGCGTCAGGCGCGCTCGAGGTTCGAGGGATCGGCGCACGTGCCTGCTTCGATCCGAGCGAGGGCCTGATGGCGACACCCTTCGCGCACCCGAGCTTCGCGGCGGGAGAGATCGACCCGGACACGCACGGGCGCGTCGACGTCGACCGCTTCCACGTGGGGCTCGCGCGCGCGGAGAACTTCCGCGTCAAGAAGACCGGCACCCTCGAACGCCGAGGCGGCCAGCGCTTCCTGGGTCGCGTGAAGTACGGCGACCGGAGGACCGCATTCTGGAAGCTGAAGCGCGACGCCGCGAACAACTACTCGATCGAAGTCGGCCATCACTACTTCCGATTCTGGAAGGATCGACGCCCGATCATGCAGGGCACCGCCACGGCGGCCGCCGACATGCTGCACCTGCTCGGCGGCCACCACGTCTGGGTCGCCTCGGCGACGCCCAGCCTCTGGTATCTGACCGACGACGTCGGCGGCCCGCCCGCGATCTACGGCCAGCCCGCGACCGTGAAGCGCTATCAGGCGGGAGTCGACGACGTCACGCTGCCGGAGCAGACGATTGCATCCATCGCGGACGGCTGGGCCTGGGGCGACCGCGACGGCCTCGGCTTCTCGACGCTCTACGTGGCCGACCCGACGACCGACCTGAACGACGAGGTCGCGACCGGATACCGCATCGCGATCCCGTGGCACCTCGAGGTCGAGTCGCCCTACGACGAGGCCGACGTGCCCCTCCTCAAGAAGGACATCTCGGGCGACGTCATCTTCATCACGCGCAGCGGCTACCCGCCCGCGAAGCTCGAGCGCTTCGGCGACTTCGACTGGCGCTATTCGGAGATCGACTTCAACGGCCAGACCGATCCGGTCGACGACTACAGCTTCGTCTCGGGCTTCGCGCTGCCGACGCCGCCCGCGAGCCCACAGTACGCCATCCAGTACCAGATCTCGCGCCTCGGAGTCGACGGCAACGAGAGCGAGCCGCGGCAGATCTACGTGCTCGCGAACAACGTCCCCGACGTGGCGACCCCGCCGCCGATCGGCACGCTCGGTCCGGTCTGGACGATCGAGAGCACCGAGCAGGGCGACGAGCGCAACGTCATCGTCGACCCGAACGATTACGAATGGATCGACGCCTACACCTACAGCGGCGGCGACGAGTGGCGCTACGAGACGCCTTCGGGTCCGAGCGGCGAGATCCGCATCTGGTTCCTCGCGCGAAAGGGCACGGGACTCGACGGCCCTGGCGCGGGCGGGACGAACCTCGCGCAGGATCCGGGCATCTTCGACGGGAAGGATCAGAGCGGGCCGGTGCGCTGCTTCGACATCACGAATCTGGGCAGTCCGGCCGGGATGACGCGATACAAGAAGACCGGCGCCGGCATCCCGAGCGGATCGAACGGATGGGCCGACCTCGGCGAGTGGGGCTACGGCATCTCGGCCGAGATCCGCAACGACTCGCTCTCAAGCGACCGGGGGATCATCAACTTCAAGACGCTGTGGGTGCTCGCGGGGGATTGGATCGGCACGGTCGGCTCGCCGACAGGTCGGGTCTTCGAGCTCACCGTCGAGGTCGACGCCGGCTACAACCTCTACCGCCGCTACGCGAAGATCGTGAACGTCGACGGCGACGTGCAGGGCGGGCAGTGGTTTCCGTGGGGCCGGCTCGCGGCGATCGACGCCTACGGCGGCACGCTGCTCGACAACCCGGCGCGTAGCCCCTACGTCGACCCGGCCACGCAGCTCACGCGCATCGTCGGTACCTACAAGGACGGCGGCGGGATCTCGCCCGACGAGACCCTCGAGCCGCCCTCGGTGCTGCTCGACTTCGACCAGCCCGGCAAGTATCCCGAGGCCGTCGGCTTCCTCGGGCAGCGTCTCGTGCTGGCCGGCAGCGACGACGACCCGAACCGCATTCGGCTCTCGGCCACGGGCGAGTTCTACAACTTCAACACGCCACAGACGCTCAAGGACGCGGACCCGATCGACCGCGACCTGACGACGCCGGAGCGCATCCTCTACGTGGTCGAGGTCGGCAACGGCTCGGGCATCGCCTTCACGGCGGGCAGCGAGTGGCGGCTCTGGGGCGAGGGCGGCGTCATCAGCCCGCTCACGATCAACACCGTGCGCATCTCGACCTACGGCTGCCTCGAGGTCGCGCCCATCAACGTCGGCTCGCGGTTGCTCTACCTGACCGAGCTCGGCCGGGCGCTGCACGGAATCGCCTTCGACCTGGCGCAGGACAACTTCGCGAGCCGCGACTTCTCGACGATGAGCGGCCACATGCTGCGCGAGTCGGGGATCGTCGCGATGGACTTCGCGCAGACGCCCGACAAGACGGTCTACATGGTGCGCGAGGACGGCACCGCGATCGGGATCACGTTCGACGAAGACCAGCAGATGAACGCTTGGCACCGGCACTCGACTCCGAACGGCGCCTATCAGTGGGTCCACTCCACGCGCTTCGGGCGAGCCGACGACGTCTACTTCGTGGTCCGCCGCACGATCGACGGCGAGACGGTCCAGTACCTCGAGGCGCTCGACCTGATCGAGTGGACGCGCCAGGAGCAGGCCTGCTTCCTCGATGCCTCGGTCTCGCTCGAGCAGCCGCGTCACGAGGCGTCCGACCTGTTCGTGTCGGGTGGTTACTCGTTCGTGACGTGCGCCGATTGGGAGTCCTTCGAGGTGGGCGACGAGCTCATCGTCGACGGGGTCGAGGGCGACGACAAGGGCGTTCTCACGGGTTTTCGGTTCCGGGTGAACGCCACGGGGGCGGGCCTCATTGTGCTGGGCGACCTCAGCACGGGTGCGCCGATCACTTCGTGGGGCGACCTCGAGCTCCCCTTCGCCGGCCCCTTCGTTCTGCGCAAGCTCGTGACCCGGCTCTGGGGTCTCGACCACCTCGAGGGCGAGACGGTCGCGGTCCTGGGAGACGGGCGCGACCTGGGCGACTTCGTCGTCTCGGGCGGCAAGGTCGACCTGCTCTTCGGCGTCGCCGACGCGGTCGTGGGCCTGCCCTTCGAGGCCAAGATCGACTCGCTTCCCTTCACGGGGGCGGCCGGGACCGACACGATCCTCGACGCGAAGCGCAATGTCACAGCCCTGCACGTCCACTTCCGCAACACCGACGGCATCGAGATCGGGCTGCGCGAGAGCGAGCTCGTGAGCTTCCGCCCGGAGGACGTCGAGAATCCGAACCTGCCTGCGCCGCTGATGAACGGCGTGAAGACGGTTCAGCCATTCGGATCGTGGGGCGACGGTCGCCTCTACGTGCGGGCGCGCCGCCCGTTCCCGGCGCACATCCTTTCGATCACCCCGGAGTACGAGATTGGCCGCGGGTAGACGCTGCACCTACATCGAGCCGTCGGACGACGTCCTGCGCGTCGTCGCGGCGAGGATGCGTCCCGAGGACGTGGCCGAGGCCCTCGCTCTCGGCTTCTCGACGCCGCTGACCGCGCTCGAGGTCTCGCGCGAGCAGTCGTCGCTCTGCATCGCGGCGGCCTCGAGCGACGACCAGGCCGACGTCCTGGGCGTGGGGGGGCTGATCACGCGCGCGGAGTTCGGCGGCGTGGCGGTGCCCTGGGCGATCCTGACCGAGGCCGGAGCTCGTCGGAAGCGATGGGTCATGCGCGAGGCGCGAAGCTGGCTCTCCGCGTGGTCGCAGCAGTACGAGCTCCGCAACGGGGTCCACGCCGAGAACCGCCGAGGGCGCGAGTTCGTCGAGGCCCTGGGCTTCGTCATCCGTGACGAGCCGTACCGCCACGAGGCGACCGGAGCGGAGTTCCTGTTCTTCGCGATGCCGCGCTCTGCGCCAATGGGGGTAATGGGGGTGCCGCTATGTGCTTCTTCGTAGCGGCCGCGGCGCCGGCCCTGGCCGGGGTGGCAGCGGGAGCCGCGGCCGGAACGACGGCGGCCACCGCCGCGACGGCCGGCACGCTTGCCGGAGTGGCGACCGGAGCCACCGCCGCGATCGCCGCGCCGGCCGCAGCCGCCACGACCGCAGCGGCGGCCACCACGACCGGGGCCGTGCTCGGCAACATCTCGCTCGCTGGCACCATCCTCGGCGGCGTCGGCTCGATCGCGTCGCACGCCGCGCAAGCCTCGGCCGCGAAGCAGGCCGCCGACTTCAACGCGAAAGCCTCGAAGGCCGCTGCGCTCGAGGAGCGCTCGGCTGCCGCGCAGAGGGCCGGCGTCGCGATCCGCCAGGCGGGGCTCGCCGCGAGCGCGCAGCGCGCGGCGTTCGGCGGCACGGGCTTCGACGCGACCGTGGGCGACCCGCTCGTGATCATCAAGGACACGCTCGAGGCCGGCTCCCGCGACGCGGCTGCGGAGTTCACTGCCGGCGCCCGCCGGGCGGCTGCGCGCGAGGTCGAGGGCCAGAACGCGCGGATCGCCGGACGGTCGGCGCGCAATCTCGCCATCGGCTCGAGCTTCGGGACGATCCTCGGCACATCCGGTCAGGTCGCCGACGTCTGGTATCGGTTCAGGAGGTAGGCGGTGCCCGGCGTCATCATTCCGCGCAGCAGGCAGGGGGACGCGGTCGCGCCGGCCGTGGGCCTGCCCCAGCTCCAGCCCGAGGCGCCTGGCCTCGAGCCGGCGGTGCGTGGTCTTCAGCAGGGGACCGCCGCGGTTGCCGACATCGGCGAGAAGATCCGCCGGCAGGAGGACGAGGCGCGGGTCACCGACGCGCTGACGCTGGCCGAGCGGCGATGGCAGAACGCCCTCTATGCGGCGGACACGGGGCTGCTACAGCGGCGCGGCGTGAACGCGCTCGAGGGCGACGGCCGCCGCTCGGTCATCGACGACGGCCTCGAGATGCGGCAGTCGATCCTCGACGAGGCGATGGCGACGCTCGGCACGCCGCGGCAGCAGACGGCGCTGAAGAGCGCCTGGGCGTCGCGCCAGCGCTTCGCCGTCGACTCGCTGCAGCGGCACATGGACCGCGAGCGCGAGGTCTATCGGGACTCGGCGGACGAGGGATACATCGCGACCCAGCAGGAGGGACTGATTCTTGCAGAGGATGATATCGCCCGCTCTGTCTTTCTGGCGCAGATTGCGGGCAAGGCGCAGGAGATTGCGGATCGGAAGGGTCTAGCGCCCGAGGCCGCGGACGTGATGATCCGCGAGCTGACGAGCCCCGCGCTTGAGTCGGCGATCGGGAACATGGCGCGGACCGATCCGGAGGGGGCACGCAAGCTCTTCGAGGACCGGCGCGAGTTCATCAAGGCGGATCGGTTCGAGGCGATCGGCGCGAAGATCGAGCGCGAGAGCGTAACGCTTCAGTCGCAGGATCTGACCGAGCAGGCATTCAACGCCAACCCGGGCGCCTCGCTTGCGCAGGTCCAGAAGTGGATCCGCGCCAACTCGAGCGGTCAGGTCGAGGATGACGCGCTGGCGCGCGCGAGCGCCCGCTGGCAGGTCGAGGACCGCGCGAGGCGCGATGCGCGGGAGAACACGTCGAACGGTCTCGACGCCGGAATCTGGCAGTTCGTTTCACGTCCGCATACGGCTCAGCAAACGGCTGCGTACCGCGACGAGCTCGTGCGTTCGATTCAGGACCGCGGGCTCGACCTGTCGGACGGCGCAGCGCTGCTGCGCAACTTCGATTCCCTGACCGCTGGGAAGCCGCCAGAGACAGATGCTCAGGTGTTCTGGCAGCTCTGGAACATCCGGACGAAGGAACCGGAGACGTTCCGAGACATGGATCTGGCGCCTTGGCGCGCGCACTTTGCGCGCGAAGATTTCAACGAGATGCAGAGCGAGCAGAAGGATCTGCGCGCTGGCGGCGCTGGTCTCAAGTCTTCTCCGAGTGGCCTCGGCTCTCTCGAAGTCGCGAAGAAGGTCGCGATCGACGCTGGTATCGACGGGAAGGAATGGGAGAACCAGTTCGAGCTCCGAGCGCACCGAGCGATCGTCTCCGCGCAGGACGCGCAGCCGGACAAGCCGCTCACCGCGAAGCAGAAGGAGGAGATCGCCGTCAGCGTGCTCGCCGAGATTCCCGTGCCCGATGCCGGGTGGTTCTGGTTCGATGGCAAGAAGCGGGTGGGGGAGATCAGCGCGAAGGAGCGGAAGACGATCGAGTCCGATCCTCCGGATGACCTGATCGAAATGACGCGCCGCGAGCTCGCCCTGCGCGGGTTCCCGAACCCGACCGACGAGCAGCTGCGCGACGCGATCAGCGACTTCCTCGACGTCAGCGGGGTGCCCCGTGAGTAGCCCCTGGGACATCGTCGCACAGCGCGCGCGGGAGCGTGAGGGGACGCCCGCGACGTCGCAGCTTCTCGGCGCCTCTGTGCTCCCGACGCTCGGCGACAACCCCGACGAGGTGGCGGCCGCTCGCGACCTCTCAAAGCGCAGCGGACTGCCGCTGCCGGTTGTGCAGGCCGATCGCGAGCGAGCCGAGCGCGAGGCGAAGCTGCGGGAGATCGACCTGCCGACGCTCGCGCAGCGGTCTCCGGCGACCGCCCGGGTGCTCGAGGACCGGGACGTCGCGAGGGTCGCTCACGACGACGTTCGGAACATGGGGCTGATCGAGCGCTACGTCCGCGACATCGGGCAGCGCTTCGAGCGCGGCCAGCGGATCAACGAGCTCGGCCCGCTCGGCGCCGACGCGCTGTTCGGCGCTCTGACGGGCGCTGAGGACGACCAGGCGCGCGAGTTCCGCATCAGGCAGCTGGAGGGCCAGCAGGCGGCCGAGGTGGACTACGGCGTCGAGCAGGACGGCGTGCTGGGGTTCTTCGCGGGTATCCCGGGTGCGACGGCCGAGGCGCTCCCGATGATGGGTTCGGGCGTCGTGGCGAGCGCTGAGGGCGGTCTCGCTGGCGCTGCGGGTGGCGCGGCGGTGGGCGCCACGGCCGGCCTGGCGGGTGGTCCGGGTGCGCCGGCGACGGTCCCGGCGGGCGCCGCGGCGGGTGCTACGGCGGGTTACGTCACTGGGGCAGGGCTCGGTCTCTACATCCATTCGGCGAAGATGGAGGCGGGGCATTCGTTCCTCGAGCTTCGCGGGATCACCGACGAGAACGGGCAACCGATCGATCCGAAGCTCGCGGCGGGAATCTCGCTCGCGGTTGGCGCCACGGCGGGCGCTGTCGAGATGTTCGCCCTGGGCAAGCTGCTCGAGAAGGTCCCCGGCGCGCGCCAACTGACCGGAGCCGGATGGCGCGCCGCGGCGAAGAAGGCGGTCAGCAACCCCTCGTTTCGACGCTTCGCGAGCGGTCTCGTCTTCTCGGCTGCAGGTAGCGCGGCGACCGAGGGCCTGACCGAGGGCGTGCAGGAGCTGATCGCGATCGGCGGCGAGCTCGCTGGCCTGACGGTGACTGGGAAGGGGCTCGACGACTTCCGGTTCGAGGCGCCTGGGCCGGATGGCCAGCCGATCGAGCTTCG